GGTAAATGTTTGGCTGGTCATATGAGTTCTACTGCTACTGCTAACACTATCCTTTCAACAGAAGTGTTGAGAGACCCAACATCGTTTGGTGATATTGTTAGAGGCTTACATGTCTATGGATGTAAAGTTCTTAGAGATGAAGCTTTAGTATCAGCTTTCTACAAAATTGACTAATTGTCAAAACTCGGAGGAGTCTTCGGATTCCTCCACTATTTTTAAGGTAATAAAATGAAAGGCGTAAAACACTATAAAAGAGACGGTACACTACATAAAGGCGGTTCTCATAAAATGCCTAACGGAGATTTACATTCTGGCAAGACACACGGTAAGACCAGTGTAAAACTTTTTCATTTTAAAGATTTAAGTAAAAAAGCAAAGTTAAAAGCTAAAGGTAATAAATAATGGCTACAACATATCTTGACATAACTAACGAAGTACTAAGAGAACTCAATGAAGTTCCATTAACGTCTTCAAACTTTGGAGCTGCTACAGGTATTCAAAAGTTTGTAAAAGATTCAATTAATAAATCTTTGTTTGATATAGCCAATGAAGAACCACAACTGCCTTTTTTCTCAGCAGGAGTCAGTGGAACTACTGACCCTTTTTATGGTAACGTAACAGTCCCTAGTGTAGCAGGACAACGATGGTACTTACTAAAAGCTGATAGTTCTAGTATTACTACAGACTATGCTTCTGTAGACTGGGATGATTTCTATGCTACAACAATTAACGTAAGTGGAGAAACAGCTCCTCACGTCTCTAAAGGTTTAAAGTTTATAACACATGCAGACTGGAAAAGATATTATAGAGACAGTGAAAATGCAGACGATGCAAATACACAGGCGTACGGAGAGCCTAAATTCGTAATTAAATCTCCAGACAACAGGAAGTTTGGATTAAGTCCAATACCTGACAAAGTTTATAACGTACACTTTTATGCTTTTACAAAGCCTGTAGAGCTTGTAGCACATGGTGATACTATAGCATTACCAGACCAATATGCTAACATTATAACTGCTAAAGCAAGATACTATGTATGGCAGTTTAAAGAAAGTCCACAACAAGCAGCATTTGCTTTAGAAGACTTTAAAAAGGGAATGAAATACATGAAGTCTAATCTCATGAATCCAGCTCCTAATTATATGACAGACGACAGAACCTACTTTTAAAATATGCCAAGTTCACAACCTTATACCGTTGCCTGTAACGGAGGTTTGGTAAAGTCAGTAAACTCTATTGACTTACTTAAAACTCCGGGATTAGCAAAGACATTACAAAACTTTGAAGTAGCTACAGAAGGTGGCTACAGACGTATCAACGGTTATACAAAATATAAAATTGATGGTGTCACAGCTTCACAACCTTCAGGGACAACTGAAAATATCTTAGGAGTTTTTCCTTATGCAGATGGTGTAGTTGTTTGTGTAAGTGATGACATATACTTTAGTAACGATGGAGCTAACTGGTTACAGATAAATAAACTATCTCACAGCTCTGGAGACAATCACACAACCTTTACAGGTAAAGCTGTAACAGCTAGAACTAATCAAGGACAATGTTCTTTTGCATTGTTTGAAGGTGCTACATTTGATTATGGTGAGTTAAACATAGCTGATGGAGCTAATGTTGTTTTTAGTTTTAGAATGGAAGGTACTGGTAATTTAAACACTAGAACTTTTTTTACTAGTGAATTAACGGTAGCAAGTACTAAAGCTGTTAAATATGTAACAGTTCATGACCATCATTTGATAGCAGCAGGAGTTGAAGATAACTTAAATACTTTATACTATAGTTCTAAAAATACTTTTTCATCTTTTCCAAGTACAAATGCAATAACAATATCTGACCAAATAGTAGGTATTAAAGGTTTCCGTGAAGACTTATTTATATTCTGTGAGAATAGTATTCATAAACTTATAAATATAAATGATTCTAATAACATAGCAATCGTGCCTGTCGCAGAAAACGTAGGTTGTTTAAGTGGCTACAGTATTCAAGAGATTGGTGGTGACTTAATGTTCTTAGCACCGGATGGAATAAGAACAGTAGCTGGTACAGCAAGAATTGGTGACGTAGAGTTAGGAACAGTTTCAAAAGCTATACAGCCTGTAATAGTTAGTTTAGCAAGAAACATTGATAACTTTACAATTAATAGTTTAGTTATTAGAGAAAAGTCACAATACAGATTATTCTATACTAATACAGGTCAGCCTAATGCTTCACAAAAAGGAATCATAGGAACACTTAGACCAAACGGATTTGAGTGGTCAGAAACAAAAGGATTAGAAGTTACAACAGTAAACTCTAACTTTAATCAAGATGGAGTAGAAGTTTATTACCATGGAGATAGTAATGGTTATGTATATACTCATGATACAGGTAATGACTTTGACACTAATAATATAGAAGCAATTTATCAAACTCCAGACTATGATTATGGAGACTTAGGAACTTTAAAAACTTTGCACTATATTAAAATGTCAATAGCTCCAGAAGGGGATGTAACTCCTACATTAAGAATTAGATATGATTATGATAGTACAGATTTACCACAACCAGAAGACTATACATTTAATGTAGATGCTCCTTCTTTATTCGGTGGAGCTACCTTTGGTTCTTCAGTCTTTGGAGCAGGAGAGCAACCATTGGTTAGAGTAGCATTACAGGGAAGTGGACACAGTAACTCTTTTAGAATTTCAACAAACAATAAAGTAGCACCATATATAGTAAATGGTTTTTATATAGACTTTATACCTTCAGGCAGGAGATAATACATGGCAAGTTATGTTAGACAAAGTACATTCGTAGACGGAGATTTAATAACTGCTTCACTATTCAATAACGAATACAATAAATTAGTAGATGCTTTTGATAATGCTACAGGTCATAAACATGATGGTACTATAGGCGAAGGACCAGTTATAGGATTAATTGGTGATGCAGGTGTAGTAACTCCACTTAACAAAATTTTAGTAGATACAACTAATGACCACATAGAATTCTGGATAGATGTATCAGGAACTTCAACACAACAATTTTACATAGCTGATGGAGCTATAGTACCTGTTACAGATAACGACATAGACTTAGGTACAAGTTCTTTACAGTTTAAAAACCTTTACATAAATGGTACTGCAAACATTGATAGTCTTGTAGCTGATACTGCAGATATTAACGGTGGTACAATAGACGGTGTTACAATCGGTGGTAGTTCTGCAGGAGCTATTACAGGTACAACTATTACAGGTACAAGCTTTGTAATTGGTAGTGCATCTATTAACGAAACAGAGTTAGAAATACTTGATGGAGCTACACTAACTACTACAGAATTAAACTACGTTGATGGTGTTACATCAAGCATACAAACACAATTAAACACTAAAGCTCCTCTAAGCTCTCCTAGCTTAACAGGAATACCAACAGCTCCTACTGCATCAGCTAACACTAATACTACGCAGGTAGCGACTACAGCTTACGTACAGACAGAAATTACAGACCTAATAGGTGCTGCTCCGGGAACACTTGACACACTTAACGAACTTGCAGCAGCTATTAACGATGATGCAAACTATAATACAACTTTAACAACTGCATTAGCTACTAAGCTTCCACTAGCCGGTGGAACTATGACAGGTAACGTAACGTATAGTGACAATGTAAAAGCACAGTTTGGAACTTCTCAAGACTTACAGATTTATCATGATGTCAGTAATAGCATTATTAAAGATGCTGGTGCTGGTAATTTAGAACTACACGCTACTAATCTAGTATTTAAAAATTCTGCTGGTGATTCGCAATATGCATCATTTTTTAATGGCGGTGCAGTAACTTTAAGATATGCAGGTTCGCCTAAAGTATCTACAACCTCAACAGGTATAGATGTAACAGGTGTTATAACTACTGACGGTCTTACAACAAGTGCTGATATTAACTTTGGTGATGATGACAAAGCGTTATTTGGTGCTGGAAACGATTTAAAAATTTATCATTCTGCAAACAATCAATCATATATCCACGAGGTTGGTACTGGTGATTTGAATATTCTTGCGTCTAATTTTAAAATTCAAAACGGAGCAGGAACAGAAAACAAAATTGTAGCTAATACAGATGGAGCTGTAAGTCTTTACTATGATAATGCAGCTAAACTAGCCACAACTAGCTCAGGCATAGACGTAACAGGAACAACTGTAACAGATGGACTTAACGTAAGTGGTGCAGGAACAATCATTAATTCAGGGGTTAATAGTGGAACAGCTTTAACAGTAAAAGGTGAAAGTGGTAATGGTTTAAAAACACGATATATCTTTGAAAGCGGAACTAACCAATATAATTGGCAATTAGGATTTTCTACTCATGCTTCTCAGACTTTCTCTATTACGCCTTCTACCGCAGCAAATGGAACTACATTTTCAAATCCTGTTCTTAATATAAATCAAAATGGTAATTTTGATATAAAAGGCGGAGACGTTTCTTTCTACGAAGACACAGGCACAACTGCAAAACTATTTTGGGATGCAAGTGCTGAATCGCTTGGAATAGGTACAACTTCTCCTGCATTACAATCAGGCGGAAATGGTATTCATGTAAACGGTACTTCGTATTCTGAAATTAAATTTACAAACTCAACAACAGGTACAGCATCAACAGATGGTACTGCTTTAGTAACTGTTGGAACTAATTTTACAATTAATAATAGAGAGAATGGTTATTTCTCTTTAAATACCAATAACAGCGAGAGAGCAAGAATAGATTCCTCGGGCAACCTACTTGTTGCACAATCCTCTATAGGCACAAATACAGTAGGTCATATATTTTTACAAAATGGTAGTGCTTACCATATTCGTGATGGTGGAACTACTGGTATTTTTAATCGTAAAACATCAGATGGTATTATAGTTGCTTTCCAAAAAGACGGCACAACAGTTGGAAGTATTAATGCTCTTTCAGGTGATTTAGCAATAGGCACAGGAGATACTGGTGTAAGATTCCATGATGGTACTAATAGTCTTTTCCCAGTAAATACAACAACTAATGCAAATGTTGATGATTCTATAAACATAGGACACTCAACTGCAAGATTCAAAGACCTTTACCTTTCAGGCACAGCAAACTTCGGAAGCCTATCAGATGGCACGATAACCATAACAGGATTTGCCGATGAAGATAATATGTCTTCAAACTCTGCAACGCTTGTACCGACTCAACAGTCTGTAAAAGCTTATGTAGATTCTCAAGTTAGTTCAGCCGGTGGAAATGGTATAAGCTTTGAAGACAACGAAAAAGCTCAGTTTGGTGACGGTAATGATTTACAAATCTACCATGATGGTAGTAATAGTTATATAAGGGATGCAGGTGATGGTGATTTGAACTTACGTGGCGATGCATATGTGCGTATTCAATCACAAACAAGTGGAACATCTTTAGCACATTTCCGTGCTGATGCAGAAGTTGCTCTTTATTACAATAACTCCAAAAAACTAGAAACAACCAATACAGGCATAGACGTAACAGGGACAGCCACAATGGATGGTTTGACTGTTGATAGCACCGCAGGTTTTTCTTATTTACCTGTATCTACTGCTGGTTCTGTTGTTGGTACAATTGGTACAGGCAGTTCAGTAATTTTTAATACACCAAGTGTAAACTCTAACTTTGGTTCAGGTTTGGCTATTGACGGAAGCTATGCTAATGACCTTTCCTCAGTAAATATAAAAGCATTTGGTGCAAAATATAATTCGTATGGTAGTGAGTTAAACTTATTTACATCAGACGATACTTCATTACTTAAAAGATTAGCAATAGCATCTAACGGAGACATATCCTTCTATGACGATACAGGCTCAACTCAAGGTTTATTCTGGGATGCTAGTGCTGAGTCGCTTGGAATTGGCACAACTTCGCCAAGTCAGAAGCTAC